ATTCTAGAAAAGAATTTATGTCTCTCTATACAAAATGTATTAATGAGAATATAGAATTATGCATTTTAGAAAAACAAAAACAAAATAGTTGTATCTTGGTTGATATTGATTTAAATGATGATTATACTGAAGGAATGAAACGATTATATAATAATAGTATGATAAATAATGTTATTGGGGCATATAAAGAAGTTATAACAAAATATATTGATGAATATTCTTTACAAGATATTAAAATATCAGTATTTGAAAAACCTAATTATACTATTAAAAATGATAAAGTTAAAGATGGTTTTCATATCATTTTTACTGGTATTATTTTAGATGCTGACACAAGACATATGATTAGAGACGAAGTTATAGATATATGCGAGAAAACAAATATTTTTAAGGGTATCTATGAAAGTGTATCTAAGATTATAGATAAAGCAGTAGTTGAAAGTAATGGATGGTTTCTATATGGCGCCCGTAAGATGGGACAACCATCATATAAATTAACTAAATTATATAATTTTCATTCTAATGAAAATTTAAATGAAACAATAGAAGAACTAAAAGATAATTATGAAACATTAATAAATTTCTATTCATTACAAAGTAGTTATTATGATAAACCAAATACAAAATTAAATGAAACAATTAGTTTTAAAAAAACAAGTAAAAAAACAAGTAAAAAAACAAGTAAAATAATTGAAGAAATAGATATAGATAATAAGTATAAAGAAATTGAAGCGTTAGTATCATTAATATCTAGTGATAGATTAGATGATTATAATGAATGGATCAAAATAGGTCTTGCTATCTATAATGAATTAATGGATGAAGGATTAGAAATATTCTTAAATTTTACATCATCATATAGTAGATATAATAAAGAAGCAGATAAAAAAACATATTTAAGTTTTAAATGTAAAGATGATGGAGTTAAAATAGGAACATTAAAGTATTACGCTAAAAAAGATAACTTAAAAGAATATTTAAAATTATATGCCTTTAATTTTAATGATACCACAACCGGAGCAATAGCAGATTATTTTAAAATTTTATATGGTGATGAGTTTATATATTGTAATGATACATTATATTATTATAATAATGTTTATTGGGTAAAAGATGATAATAAAAAATCAATTATTCACAATTTTATTGATAAAACTTATTTTGAAGTTCTCTTTAAAAAATATCAAGATTATGAACTTAAAAATATTAAAAATGAAAATATGAGAAATCAACTAGATAAGATAAGAAACAATATTTTAAATATTAGAAATATTAAGAAAAGAAAAGAATATATTGAAGATATATGCAATAAATTAACTAATAATAATATTAAATTTGATGAGATACCACATTTATTTTCTTTTAATAATATGTTATATGATACTAAATTAATGAAATTTATTAAACCTGAACCATCATATTTTATAAGTATGACTACTGGATATGATTATAATATAAATTATGATAAGAAAAAGGTAGATGAATTACAACAATTAATAAATACAATTTTAAAAGATGAATTAATAAGAAACTTTTATTTAACTATTATATCTACTGGAATGATGGGGCAAAATTTAGAAAAATTTGTCGTTTGTTCTGGTTGTGGAGGTAATGGTAAAGGTTTATTAAATGGTTTAGCAATGTGTATGTTTGGTTCTGATACTAATAATTATAGTTATAAATTAAAGAGTTCATTATTAAGTGAGAGTCAAAAAACTGGATCTAATCCTGAACTTGCAAACTGTCATAATAAAAGATTTATTGTAGCACAAGAACCAGAAAAAAGCAAAAATATTAAAGTTTCAATTATGAAAGAACTGACTGGCGATTGTTCTATTAATGCTCGTCTTAATCATAGTAATAATACAAATACATTATTAAAAAGCACTTTAATTTTAGAATGTAATGATAAACCTAATTTAGATGAAGTTGATGAAGCAGTATTAAGACGCCTTATTACCATCCCCTTTAAATCTAAATTTGTTGATTCTAGTATGTATGATCCTGAAGATAAATCTATAGATGGTATTATTAATGATACTTACAAAACCCAAAATTGGAAAGATGAATATAAACAAGCATTATTTGAAATCATTATACAACGATTAAAAGATTATAATAAAAATGGTTTAGTCTTACCTTCTGAAGTTCTTAATGAGAATAAGAAGTATTTACAACAAAGCGATAAAATATATCAATTTATTGATGATAAATACATATTAACTGATAATAATAAAGATTTTATTAAAATGAAAGATATATTTAATGAATTTAAATATAGTGAAGTATATATTAATATGACTAAGAAAGAGAAAGGCGAACTAACTTATAAGAATTTTGATGAATTATTATCTAAGAATTTATTCTTAAAAAAATTTATTAGAAAAAATAATGATAAGGTTTTATGTTTATATAATTATAAATTAAAACTTAATGATATTACAACTATAACTAATGATTTAGATATTTAAATAATTAATATTATGATGATATACATTATAATATTAATAATAATAGGGTTTAAAAAAGTTTATACGGAAAAAGACGGAAATTTAAGCGCCTAAAAAATGAATGAGTATAAACAAATACGGAAATCCGGGCGTTTTTGACCGTTTTTTAGTTTAAATCTCCTAAAACGCTTTTAGGGATTTTTTTTTGAAAAACTGACTTTTTTTCCGTCTTTTCCGTATTTGTTTATACTCATTCATTTTTTAGATGCTTAAATTTCCGTCTTTTTCCGTCTTTTTTACTACACTTTATATTATTAGTTTATTATTATACTTAAAAAGATATTATTATATATTATTATTAATAAATAATGGATAAAATAAATCAATATATTAATGATAAATATGTAAAAACTAATAATAATAAAGACCGTATTAAAATAAAAGATATATTTAATGAATTTAAAAATAGTATGATATATGATAGTATGACTAGTAAAGAACAAAAAAAATTAACTTTTAAAAACTTTAAAAAATTATTATCTGATAATCCATCCTTTAAATTTCTTATCATAAAAACTACTGATTTATTTTTATCTAATTATAAAATAAAACTATCAGTATATGAAGAAATTAAAAATTTTATAAAAGATGATTAATATTATGATGTATATACATTATAATATTAATTTATTTAATTGGTATTAATTGAGTTACTATATCATCATAAGAAAGACCTGTTTTTATCTTAAGACCCTTCATCAATTTAAAATAATCATCTAAATTAAGATCATCTTTCAACATTAAAAGACGATTACAAACGTGGCGCCCACACGTATTTATATCATCCCCATTACCTTGATATTTTATATGATTATAATTTACCTTGTAATCAGAACTATCTAATAAATCAGTTAAAAAAGGGCGTCCTTGTCCTAATATTTTTCTGGTTGTATCTGGTATCCATTTTCTTTGAGTGTCAGGAGATCCACCATAAGGGTCAAAGAATTCTATAGTATCATTAATTTTATTGATGCAAATCCAATGACCGCTATTTGGAGAATCAAGATATAACAATATTACAAATGATTTATTATAAGGTAATAACATATCAATATTATTGTATTTTTCTAATTCTGGATAAGTTAAAATTAATGTATCATTACCTAATATTTTTTTAATATCATCGTCCCCTAATGGTATTTTTTTAATTTGTTTTAATTGTTTTTTATTCATTAATAATTATATATTATCTAGTAGAAAAAATATTAATTCAAAATAAATAAAATCTAATTATAATATATAATAATAAATAAATGTCTTGGAATCTTTCTTTAAAATTAAATAATCTTAGTAATTATGTATATTCATTATTTCCAACTAGTAGTGCATTAAGAATAAATAATATAAATACAGTTTCCCCTGGTGATACATTAACTATTACAGGTGGAACAATTGCACTTAATGGCACAACATCAATAGGAACAGGAAATATTACAACTGCTAATATTACTACAGCAAATACAACAACAGCAAATACAACAACTCAATATTTAACTAATTTAGGTTCAACCGTATCTAATGGAGCAACTATAAATTTAACAGTCCCGACAGCATCAACGGCAAATTTAGCATTAGGTATTCTTGATTTTTCTACATATGTATCTATGAAAGCAACTTCTGCAAGTTCAGTTTTAATCGCTTTAACAGTCCCTTCTCTTCCTAATGGTTTTCTTGCTAACGGTCAAAGCATAACAGTTTCCGGAGTTGGTGCCCCTTGGAATGGTGTCTATACAGTTACTTATGGTGGTGGTATTACTACATCCTCAAATACTTATACTTTAAATAATCCTAGTGGAATCATAACAGGAACAACAACAACGACATTAGGGACTATATCTTATTTAAATTCTACATCAAATACAGCACTAGGATCAATATCTTCAAGTGGTTTAACTATTAATAATTTAAATGGTAAATTGGGTATTGTTGGTGGAACATCAAATAGCGGTAATGTTATTTTGTGTAATAATACAACTTCTACATCTGGTAATTTTGATTTATTAACTGATTCAAATCAACATTTAAGATTTGCTGGCGGTTCAAATCTTTTAACCATTGGTGGAGCAACTAATGGAGGTATAGCAATCCCGGGAACCGCGGGTTCTATTGTTTGTGATACATATGCATCAAATGCATCAACAAAAATGACATTAAATACCAAAAATGGAACTATTGAATTACAAAATAATGGAACAAAGATAGGGGATATTCTATATGCAAATGCAAATTATCCATTACAAATATTAGGAACTGGTGGTGTATCAATTGATTCTGGAACAAATACAGATTTAAATATATCAGCAGGAAGAGCATCATCAGGAAGAACAATAAATTTTTTTACCGCTGGTGCAATCAGGGGAGCAATTAAAGATGCAGGCGCAGCTTTTGATACATATGTATCATACTCAGGCGGAAACTTAACCATAACATCATATACTGGATCAGGTAATCCAGGTATAATTTTTAATGCTAATGCATACAATAATAATGCATTATCGGGAAATTATGGATATATAAATGCTGGAGGATGGTATTTTAATGATGGTAATAGTTCTGGAGCAAGTCAATCGTGTGGAATAAATAATGTTGGTTTTTATGTCCCTAATGCTGGTTATTTTATAAATGGAGCAAGATATAATTCTTTTTTTGGGTCATTATATAACTCAGCAGATATGGTTTTTTATAATAATGCAGGACAAGGCATTGCTTTTAATGTTTTAGGAACAGGAACAGTCTACAGTAATGGCGGAAGATTAACAAATACAAATCCATCAGACAGAACATTAAAAGAAAATATAACACCATTTAAACCACAATTAGAAAATATTTTAAAATTAAAACCCGTATCCTATAATTGGATTGATAGATTAAGAAATGGAGATAAGTTATATAATGGTTTTGTAGCACAAGACGCCCAAGAAATTGATGATATTTCTGAATTGGTTTCAACATTTAAAGATGTTTTTGATAATGAAAAATTAGGGTTTGATGTGGTAGGATTAGTCCCTTTTATTGTTAAAGCAATTCAAGAACAAAATCAAATTGTTAAAGACCAACAGAAACAAATAGATGAATTAAAATTATTAGTTAACCAATTATTGAATAAATAAATTCTAATTTAATATAATATGGAAAATAAAGAAAATATTAATATTCATTATACTAATGACTTTGAAACATTATTAAAAGAAGAAGCAGAAAAAGCAGAATGTATGGCATTATTACATTCTAAAGCATACGAAAAATTTAATAATATTTCTATAAGGTTAAATATCCCTGTTATTGTTATATCGTCCGCAATAGGGTTTTTATCACAAGTTCAAAATATAGTGCCTAATCAGAATGTATATTTAGGAGCAATATCAATTTTAGTAGCAATTTTAAAAACTATTGACAATTTTTTTGATTATACTAAGCGATCAGAATGCCATAGAATGACATCATTAAATTACAATAAAATAAGTAAATTAATACAAATTCAATTGAGTCTAGAAAAAGAAGTAAGAATACAGGCGGGCGATTTATTAAAAGTTATTTCTTCTGATATTCAGAACATAAAAGACGCTGAACCATTAATACCAGACGATATAATTGATAAATTTAAAAATAAATACAAAGATGAACCAACCGCTAAACCATCAATAACAAACGGTTTAACAATTATTAAAATAAATAAACATTCTTATAAAGAAAATTTATTAGAACAAAAAATTTAAATATAATATAATATAATATTATTTCTAATATTATATAATAATGTCAATTTAAAATAAATTATTGATTTATTTTAAATTATTATTATTATATTTATTTTCTAAATAAATATAATAATGTCAATTAATATTAATAATGATGGAAGAAATATAGCAATAATTAAAGATAGTAATAAACACAAAAATATTGTATTTTCAGTTAGTGAAGAAAAAGCAGCAGATAGTAAATTAAAAAAATCATTTGATAGTTTAGAAATAGATGATGGAACATTTCAATTAATACCAGATAAGAAGAGGGATAGAGATACGATTTTTATTGTAGGAAGTGCTGGAAGTGGGAAATCGTATTTCGTAGGAATGTATCTAAACGAATATAAGAGAATCCATCGGAATAATCCTATATATTTAATTAGTGAAGGGAAAGAAGACCCCGCATTGGATAAAGTAAAAGGACTAAAAAGAATTAAATTAGATGATGGATTATTAGAAGAACCTATACAATATGATGAATTTAAAGATTGTTGTGTTGTTTTTGATGATACTGATGCATTAACCGGAAAACTAGGAAAATATATTTATAGTTTAAGGGATAAATTATTAAAGAATGCTCGTAAAAATAAAGTATCAGTAATAACAACGAACCATACTTGCACGGGTCAGGAATTAAAAGCAGTTTTAAATGAAAGTGACACTATAGTATTTTTTATGAAAAATTATAATAGAGCACTAAAATATTTATTAGAAAATTATGTAGGATTAAATAAAGAAGGTATTAAAAATTTAAAAAAAAATAAAAGTAGATGGACTTGTTTCATAAAATCTTATCCTAATGTAATTATACAGGAAAAGAATATAACAACTTTAGAGAAGATCCAAGAATTTTAATCTCTCTTATATTAATGAATAATTTTAAAGATAAATCATTAGAAGAAAGGATAAGAATAATAAATGTAATTTTAAGAAGATATCCAGATAGAGTGCCTATATATGTGTATCCAGATAAGAGCATAGAACATTTAAGACTAGATAAAGAAAAGTTTTTAGTTCATAATGATATTACAATAGGAGATTTTATATATATAATTAGAAAAAGAATTAAACTAGAACCTGAAAAAGCATTATTTTTAACATTTAATAATAATGTTGTAAGTAGTAATACTTTATTATATGATGTATATGAAAAGTATAAAGATAAAGATGATAAAATGTTATATTGTATATATACTTTAGAAAATACTTTTGGATAATAATAAAAAATAAATTTAATATTTATTTTTTAATATAATAATTATTCGTCATCAATACCATTAATAAGATAATCTAAATGATAAACATCAATGTTATTATTATTATCATAATATATATCACTATTATTATAATTATCTAATTCATCATCATTTAATTGGGATAACCAGTATTCTTTTAGGTTCATATTTTTTGTATGAATTGGAATAGATATATATTTATAGTGATCCTTACCACACTTATAATCAATATCACTGTCATTTAATATTTTCATAATATGCATAATAAATTTTGAATGTTTTCTATATTGAATTACAAATTCATTGTTAAGTCCTCTTGATAATGCGTGCATTTCAATACATAATTTACTTTTTTTAATTAAACTATTAATTGATTTCATAATTTTTGCTTGTCCGTTTTCCATTGTTTATTAATATACTTAGTAATTATTTCTTTAAGTCATTTTTAAATAAAAAATATCTAAAGAAATACTTAAAAAATGACTTAAAGAAATAATATCTAAGTATATTATATAATAAGATGAGTAAACCTGTTGAAGAAGTTAAACCAAATGATAAGAAAAAGATTAATATACAATATTGTAGTGATTCTGATTCTGATGATGAAGAAGTTAAACCAGTTGAAGAACAAAAAAAGAAAAAGATTATTATACAATATTGTAATGATTCTGATTCTGATTCTGATTCTGATTATGAAGAAGTTGAAGAACAAAAAAAGAAAAAGATTATTATACAATATTGTAATGATTCTGATTCTGATTCTGATTAATTAAGATAATAATAAAAAATAAATTTAATAATTTATTTTTTAATATAACTATTTATAGCAGTTGAAACAGAATGAGACATATTTTTCGCATCTTCTTTCATCTCTTGCATTACATCTCCATATTTGCTAGTATCATAAATATGTCTTAACATACTAGATCCAATTTTTTTATTGAATATCTTATTTAATATTCTTGTAATACAATTAACTTTATCAAATGCTGAACCATCATAATACATTAAAAAAGGTGTGCCTTGAAAATGTTTATTAAATTTTCTACCTTTGATAATAGGATGAAATTTCATATATATACATATTAGATTCATCATATTTTCACTTATAGGAATAGTTAAAGACCCTTCTTTTTTACTAGTTTTAAATTTATTAAATAAAAATTCTTTTTTAAATAAATCTAAATAATTAGTATCATTATTCATCTCATATCCTTTAATATTACTATTGATAATATCCATATTCATATAATCATTTCTTCTGGGTGGTTGATAAACATATAACCCTAATACAACAGCAGATAACAAAATATTATAATTATTTTCATTTAATAATTTATGATCTTTAAATGTATTAACTTTTTCTTCAAGTTCATTCATTTTAGATTTAACTTCATCAAATGATAACCAATTTTCATTTTGTGTTTCAGTCTTTTCGCCCTTTTCTTCTTCACCTTTTAATTCTTTATTTTTATCTACCATATATTTAAAATATTTATCATATAATTTATTAATAACTTTATTATTATCTTTAGTAATACCAAGAGCAGAACAAATTGATATAAGATAATTTCTCATAGTATTTGGTTTATATTTTTCTAGTTTCTTTAGAATATCTTCAACATTTTTTAAGAATGATAAGTTTTTTAATGG